TTCCAGTAGAACCTTTCATCAGTCCACCCCCTTATTTCAAGATGAAGAATCGTCCATCAACAATACCCAGAGCCGTAATAGCGGCTGCGGTCATATTAATGAGACTATTCTTGTAAAGGATAGCATTTGATACCACTAATGAAGAAAGGGCACCAAGAGCTTCCGAACCATAACCAGTGTCTACGTCCTTATCAAGAATGTAGGCAGCGACATTGTTTCCACCAGCCCCACCCATGACATAAACGTATGATTTTTTGACTACCGTGACATTGGTAGCTGTGAGAGAAGCAACCGTGATGTCAGCCATCAAAGTGGATGTAGTCACATCAATAGCTGAAATGACACCACCAGAAATGGGACCATCATCACTGTCATTATCAGCATACAGAAAATCACCAACTTTGAACTTGTAAGCATCTTGCAAAGACACATACACGTGGTTAGTAATGCTGTCCATAACAACCGGAGCAACTCCAATTGCTGAATCAGCACCAAGAACTACATCTCCAGAAAGAGGGACATAGGGAATGAGCTGGCCATACCCCCCACCACCACCGGTAGAAAGATTGATGGCCATGACTGTTCCTGCTTCAAGATAACCGTAACCAGCCTGAATAGTCTTGTCGAGAATTAAAGCAATATCCCGAACAGAGTGAAACAAAGGTTTGATTCCTTTGCCTTCAGGGTAACGGGTCATCTGAGGAACGCTACTTCTAATCGCATTAAGCATGTTTATTCCTCCTTAACCTTGTATTTGTTATGCTTTCTTTGTCTGTCCAACATGCCCAAGCATGCGGTCAACCATAGCATCCTCGTTACCGAGAGTGTTTGTGTCAGACTTGCCGAAACTCATGCCGAGAATTGAGCTTTCTTCCCCTTCTGCAGGAGACCAATCCTTCAATTCAGCATCAACAGCCGCAGAGAATGCAGTCACATCCAACTGATCATCTTTAATGAACATTTCATGATTAAGCTGCTTTCTGATTTTGGGGAGAAGTCTTTCGGGAATATTTGCCGTTTTGACTTTTTCTGCAACCACCGCATCCGCAGACGCTTTGATACCAATTTCCTTAGTGAGAATTGCAGCTTTCTCAAGACTAAGAACCCTGGTACTGACATCTTTGTTATCAGCAGTCAACTTCTCTTTGTCAGCCGTCAATCCCACGATCTGTGCGTCAAGAGCTGCTTTAATGGGAACAAAAGCCTCATTAGCTTCTGTTTTGCCAATAGCAACGGCTTCAGCGTACACATCCGGATGCTCGGCCTTCAACTTTGCCAGATCCATGTTAACCTCCTTATTTATTGTCGTTTTTTGTTCAACTTCCATCACCACTTCTTCGTCTTCGGACATGGCTGCCGATTTCGTGTTTGAATCTGCCCCGAAGGTCACAATCGAACACTCTTTTAAAACTGACTCACGCCAGACTGTACCCGGACCTTTCATAGTAAAGCCATTCACTTCTGCTATTTCATCTTCCATTAATCGCTGAACTTTGCTCGGACGAGCATACACGGAAGCTTCAAATGGAAAACCTTGATCTGATAATTTGATGAACTCTGCGGCAAACGGTGTGTCTACATACGTGGTGTCTTCTGCTACTACCTCATGCTTGTCATTGACAATGAATGATCCAAACCCAATTTTCTTATCTGTAGAGTGATCTTGTAGAATTGGTGTGTCTTTCTTGGCAAACTTCATTCCCGCTGTGTCTATTGCTAAATCTCCCCAATACCAATGACCTTTTATGATCTTTCCTGAGTAAGCAGTCATTTTAAGATTTCGGGGTTTTCCTTCTTCAGAAGGTTCAGACTTAGCGAATGTATTTACATCCGTAAAACACAACGCCGACTTATTCAACTTCAAAGATTCTTTTGTCATAAGTATTCCTCCGAAAACTTATTGTTCCTCATTACTTGGTCAAATAACAGAAAAAGCCCAACATGTCAAACTATTATTTTCAAATAAAATTGCAAATCATCTTTTATTATGGATTTCAATAATTTATAATCAGGATCCATTTTGTATTTGCCATTATTTTCATTATGATGGGTTGTCAAACCTTTTCTTCCTGGTAGCCCTTTCATGCCTACTGACAAATATTCCTCACATCTCACTATCAATTTTCTACCTTCTATTGATCTTTTACTGACCACATGTTCTGCTCCATTTCTTCTATCAGCTCGTTTAACTATTCCAAGTGGAATAGGTGGATAAAACATTGTTCCTTTCTCAATGACTTGTCCCGAAGTTACTTTTAAAGAAGTGGTTAACCTGATTGATCTTTCATCTTTAAACAGACTCAAGGAATTTTTCCATAATTCAGCATCTACTAAACCTTTACCACATAAATCGTAAACAGAAGGAGCTGAATTGCAGATTTTTTGCACTATAGGAATTATCTCTTTTCGGAAAGCTGTTTGGGCAAGAGCTGGTTGTTTAGCAGTTCCTTTGATCATGTATTTCTGCAAAGACGGATAATAAAAAATAAGATTAGCAAAACCAACAAGATCCGCTTTATCAAGCAAATTGCTCATATAATCAATGTAAGTGGGATGATACCAATCATCATCTTCCATAATGATTACTTTTTTGCATATGACTTTTTCCATAGCTATTGGAAGATTTAAACAGAGTGTATGAAGGTAATCTTTATCTGAAGGAACTCTCCTGTAATAATCAAATCCTGAAGTATCTGTTAAGGGAACTTTACCATCATCAATAACAATCCATTGTTTTGGTTTTATTGTCTGCTTACTCATCCAACGTCTTAATAATTCAAACGATTCAGGTCTATCCCCTGTACAAGTTATAATGGAAACATCTGATAACAAATCAAATAATGGTGCTTTCATGTCAAATCCACCATATCTCACATAACCTTCTGAATCATGAATGCAAGTAAATTTATTGAGAAAATAACTTTTTAGATGATTTTCCTTAATATATTTAGCACTTCTTTCCCACAAATCTGCATCTCCTGGAATAGCTTTCCCAGTTTCTCCGAAAACATCCCTTACCCTCAAAGGTATTGTAAACATATTAAAACAAACTGAAGATTTTATTATTCCACAAGGCAAAGGTAAGAAATCAATTAGAGGTTTGTTCACTACATTTCTTGGTAAATAACCACTCTTACTGTCAACCTTTGTCTTTGTGCATATCCAATCAGCAGAAGTGTCTAAAAACACTTGATTAAGTGATTTTAAATGATCGGGCAACCAATAATCATCGTGATCTAGCAGACATACATAATTAACACCCTCTGCAAAAGCTTTTTCTAATCCATAATTTGTAGCATTGGTTCCCCCTGAACACCACAAAGCTTCCCTATTATCTGTGTATTTTTCTCTCTCTACAGCCACACTTAGGTTTTCAAAATATATTTTATTTCTAGGATACTTTTTAACGATATCCAAAACCTCTTTAACATGTGTATACTTATCACCAATAAGATAAATTTTGAAGTCTTTGCATGTTTGAGCAAATACGGAATCTAATGTTCTTTTTAAATAGTAAGGAGTTTTACCATCACTTCTTTGATAAGTAGGGATAATGACAGCAAACATCGGATTTTGATCTTCAATGATTTTTACATACCTTTTGACAATGGATGTATTTTTTGCATTTCCTTTTTTAAGGTGTAACTCATACATTTTGTTATACATATTGGAAATTGCTACTTTTCGGACATTACCATTCATTCCAGTCCATACTCCTCCTTCATGTATTCTATAAATAGAAGGAATCACATCTTTAATAAAACCACAACTTCCGTGAGTTCCCATGTAAGAATTAAATAAAAAATCACCACTGAAATTTATAAAATCCTCTTTTGTCTTCTCACTGTATATATTACGGAACATTTTAGTGGATGTGGCTATTCCACCAGGAGCAGCTACTAGTCTCTGAGGTTCGTAATCTCTCCCTCTTTCTCCTAGTCCATAAAAAGCAAATTGATTATTATGCAAAGTTTTACAAGGATGGTAACACATAATGTGTTGAGGATTGCTTTGTAAAAAATCTACCTGTTTCTGAAGCTTACCAGGGTCTACCCAATAATCATCTCCTTCACACATAGCAATAAATTTTCCTCTTGCTAAAGGAAGAATATTTTTAGAAAAAGGATCATAGCCAAACAGCATTCCACTTAACATACCTTTTTTGTATTGGTTTTCTTTTTGTAAAACCAAACGTATGTTGGAATTCTTTTTTGCATACTCTTTAAGAATCTCGGTAGTACCATCAGTTGAGGCATCATCATGTATTAAAATTTCAAAAGGGAAAGAGGTTTTTTGCATAAGAAAACCATCAACTGCTTGTCTAATAAAATTTACATGGTTGTAAGTTGTACAACACACTGTTACTAAAGGAATAATCATTTCTTCTCCTTTAAATACTTTATAAGGACATGTTTTATTCTCTCCCCATATTTTTGTATTACTCAATCTTTCTTGAGTGTACGGATGATTTCTATCTTGGTAATAATCCCATGTGAGATGTTTTGATTTTGTAGTTTTAGTTCTGCCTGATTTCTTTCCAATAGATTTAGCATAATTATGGATATTTGTATCCAAAATAAGAAAAGAGTTGTGTTCAACATACTTTTCAAAATCTTCGGATCTGAAGGTCATGAAACTGCATCCCGTTCGTGTTTCTAAATAATCTCCTTGATCAATTACATTAGGAGGAATCCAATTGACAGCTTCTGGAAAACTCTTGATAGGTAGATTATCCATATAAAGAGAAGTGGCGATGACAAACAAATCCTTATTATTGTCAAGGGTTTTCTTGCACTCATCTAACCAACCTTTATCAGGAACTAAATCTCCATCTGTATAGACCACATATTTATAATCAGTGAATTTTACATTACCATCCATAAAAAACAGTCTAGGGGCATTGTCGTATATATTTTGCTCAAATAAGGCATAACTTTTGATTTTTTTATTTTCCACATATTTTAAAATCTTTTCGGAAATATCCACATTTGATTTATTTTCAACCACATAAAAATCACAATCTGGAATATCCTTGATTGATTCAAAACACTCTAAGAAATGTTCGGAATTCTTGTAATAACAAATCACTATCGCTGTATCCATATCATTTGATCCTTCTAGCAGGAACTCCACCGTAAACTCCTGCTTCAGTAATGTCTTTCACAACTCCCGAACTCAAACCAACAATTACATCATCACAAATTGTGATCTTTTCCCTTGTTGCCACATTTGTGCATAAATGAACATTATTACCAATCTTGTTATTTCCTGATATTTTAACACCAGGTGCTGTAGTAAAACAATCTCCTATAACACAATCATGCCCTACAGTGGTGCTTAGGTTTAAATGACAGTGTTTTCCAATCACAATGTTTGTTGTCAAAATGCAATTGGCTGCAATGAAAGATCCTTCTCCTATAGTAATGTTATTAGAAAGTAATTGAGCAGAAGAATGGATGAAACTGAAAAACTTTGTTTCTTTTGGTAAACGCAACAAAACATCAGATTTTCCTTTAGGAGAACCAATAACAATCAAAACCTCAAATTCTTTTGGATCAAACTCTGATAAATTATTGAGACCTATGATTCCTGGTTTCCAATAAGCACTGTCCACGAAACAAGGTAGTAATCTATTCATATGGTTCATTACTTCCCTTGCAAATCCCCCGGCTCCTATCAAAGCTTTTTTCATACCAATCTCCTTATATCCCATACTCTGTAATCATAAAGTTCACATTTTTTCAAAAAATAAGAATAGGAAGGTTCCAATATGAAAAAATAACCATCTAACATGATATTTAGATTTTCATTATCCACAATAAATCTTTGAAAAAAGTGATCCACAAATTCTTGATAACAGTTTTCATTTATAAAAATACCCAAAACTCCGGCATCTAGATAATCTTTGTTTTCTTCGATGTAATCAACAAGGACTTTAATATCATGAGTGGGTTCTTGACAAGCTATGTCCATGCTCAGGTAATAGATGGAATCCTTCAGTAGTAACTCACTTAATGAAGACTTTCCTATTTCACTATCACCGGTAATGACAATGATTGTTTTCTTGTAATTGCCCATTAATTCTCTTGGACCTGGTCTACCCCATTCTTCGGAGTTTGTAGAAATAACGATCATAAACAGAACCTCCTTGCTCAACAGATGAGTACCTGTCTAATATGACAAACTTCCCTTGCATATATTCATGGATTTTTAAATTATTTGGATAATCAAGTTCCAATTTTGCAGGATCATAAGGTCTAGGATCATGATTCACTTCAGCAACATTGTTTACTGGATATTCTTCTATCTCAAGTAAAAGAATTCCTTGATCATTCAATAGATCAAAACACTTATCCACTAACTCTTGTTGCTGATTAACAAGATAATGAAATGTGGAAATACAAAGGATAAGATCAAATTTCTGTGGAAAATGAAAAGAAAAGAAATCACCACTTACAAATTCTACTCTGTCTGATTTGAAATATTCCTTATTCAGTTCATTGGCTACTTCTATCCAATTACCACCTAAATCTATACCAAACAAAGATTTAGGATTCTTAGCAAGCAATCTGAACAGAAAGTAACCAGCATTACATCCAACATCTAAGCAGGTTTTTCCTTCTATGTCATATTCTTCAAGTTTCGATAATTCATACTTCTTACCACTGTTACTACCTTTTCTTTGACCATCCAAAAAATCAAAAGTCTGATACCCCGATTTTTCTAAAATCTTAGATAAATCCATGACAATCTCCTTTAATCTGTATAAATTTTAAATTGACTAAGATCAGGATAGGGAAGTTCTAAATCTTCATTCTGAATAGGTTTTCCAGAAAAATCATAAAATTGATTCATCAAAAGCAATCCTCTGACAGAAAGCTCTGGCATAAGGTACATATTCCATCCTAACATGTCAAAATTATCGTTATGGTATGAGCATTCCCTTCTACCACTAAATCTCGCTCTCTTGAACCACAAGTAAGCTTGATAATCATCAGTAAGAATGGCTCCACCTTTTGATAATTTAAAATGCTTGTAAGGACCGGTGAATGACACACACATGAAAGTACCAGGAATGTACATCTTTGAAGTAAAACGTAAAGCAGAATCCCAAACTCTTGATCCTTCTAATTGGTAAGCACCTTTGAGAGTAGTTCCTTCTACTGGTTTAAACTTTACTTTGCCACCAGCATGTATGATTTCACAAGGCACTGAAGGGTAAGTTCTTGCTGGAATTGTTATTTCTTTTCCTTTGACATTATCGTAAGTCAATGCCAAGAATAAAGCGTTACTCTGGTTGTCTACTGCAACTACATAAGAAGCTCCTGTATATTCTGATAAAGCACTCTCAAAATCAGCCGTACTTTTATGGGCGTTTACTATATTCATGACACCCTTCTCCTTTCAGAGATTATTTTTTAATCAAAGTTTTCTTTACGGGAGCAGGTTCTTCCTTCTTAACAGGTGCTGTTGCTTTTTCAACTGGTTTACCAGTCTTAGGATCAATTGCTGTTTTCTTTGGTTTCAAGCCCTGTTGATCCATCTGTTCTCCACCTTCATCTAACTGAGGCATCAATTCTGGATATTTTTCTTCTTCAGTGGCTTGAGCAAGTCTAAGTCTACGGTAATTACCAAATCCCATTCTCTTTGCAATTTCCTCATTAGGAATTCCAAGATTGTCATAAACAGACCCATGTTTAACACCCAAGAAAGCTCTTGCTCTTGTTTCTGCATCATTGACCTCTGAAACTGGATAAGTAACATCAATCAAAAACTCAGGAGCTTTTGAAACATCTTTAAAAATAGGCTTCTTTGCTTTGTAGTCAACTGCTACTTTAGCACTGAATAAACGCGGGAAACTGCTTACTGCCGCTTTTAAATAGAAGACTGCACGATAGAAGTCATACTTTAAAAAACGGTCGAAATAAGCTATCTCATCCGACACACGATCTGACATTGGACCACGTGACGCCTTAACAGAAGCAAAGGTTCCTTTACTCTGCCCAGTAGACACATCTTCAGGTTCATTAAGTCCCCCTGTAACCATATGCAAAATATCTGTATCGGAATCGCTGATTGAAGGTAATTTGGGGGAATGGGCCTCAATCTTCATTCCTGGGGGAAGAACAAGAGTGCTACCCGGAGTCTTCTTTGCCATAATACCTGTTTTACGTCTTTCTTCATCAGTAAGAGAAAGCCAAGTACGGAAAGACTTCGGATCCTCAATGGACACAACCCAAACATAAGCTCCAGACGATTTCTTATGATCAATTTCATACTTCTTCAGATTCTCGTAATGGTTCAACCATTCAATAATTGTCCTAAGATAAGAAACATTACGGTAAGTGATGAATGATCTATCCCAAGAAACAATAAATCTCTGAAAACCACCAAGATCATTGTAAATATTTTTGCTACTCTTGGAATCTTTCGTCAAACCCTCATTAAAATTATTCACTTTTCTTGCTACTTTCATCAACTCAGGGTAATAAGCCATGAAAATAGAAGGAACAAGCACTACCTCATTGTTGGTATTTCCTGTAGCAGAACTGTTTACAGTAACATAGTAAAACAAAGGAAAAGTGGATTTATTCGGATGATAGATAATACCATCATCTCCTCCTCCTGTAATGTGAGCAGGGTCTATAAAATCAACTTCAATGAAACTATCAGGATGTACTGTCAAAAGAAGAAACAACTCACCTTCTACAAAAGCTCTTGCGGTAAACTTTGTCCAATACATATAAAGACGATTTCTTGGATCAAACTCTGTTTCTGTAATGGCTTCTTGGATTTCAGGAACATCACAAGATATTTCAAAACCAAGACCAGTGAGTCTGCCTACTTGCCCTCTAATAGCTGTACCTACAAAAGGGTTTTTGTTGAACTTAGCCCAACATATCTTTTGCAAGTTGGCTCGGTCTTCCATAGGATTAACTGCACCTATAGAAAAACCATCTTCATCCTTGGTTCCTTCTGATTCTCCTACAGCATCATATTGCCAAGGCATGGATAACTTTAAAGAAGAAAGTTCCTCATCTGTTAATTTGGATAAAGCCGATTCCGCTAAAGTTAAATCATTTTGATTACGCATAATTCCTCCTAACTAAAACTTTTTTAGGAAAATTTAATCGAGCAAATTCACCAAATAATTCTATTGCTTTTTTATCCCAAGCTCTTGCTGCCGCTTCTTCATTATCAAAATAACCTAAATAATGTACTGTTCCTTTATATTGTATCTGTACTCTCCATTTTCTTTTGTCATTCCACAAAACTCCCCTGTACAATGAAGATTTTTTACAAACATGTATCTTCTGATTACATACGTTTTGCAACCGATTACAATTTCTTAAATTGCATTTTTGATTATTAAGACCATTTCCATCTTTATGATCTGTTTCCATTCCTTTGGGAGTATTCATAATTACCCGATGCATTGGTAATTCTTTGCACTTTTTTGTAATAGGATCATAAAGAGTTCTTACAGCATAAAAACCTGGTCTTACATGCCATTTCCATTGATTAAGATATTCAAAATCTTCATCATCCACTATAGTAACTTTTCCTTGTGTAAGTGTTATTTCTTTCATAAAAATAATTCCTCATCTGTTAATTTAAGCAATGCCGAAGCAACAATTTCCATTTTATTTGTGTTTTTCATTGAAAATCCTCCATTTTTTAAAGAAAAACCTAAATTTTTACTAAATTTTGAATAAAATAACAAAAAAAGGAGAAAAAGTCAAGCTATTTCTTCCAATTACCAAGCACCTAAAGGAACATGTTCTCTAACCATTGTTCCAAACCAATGTTCAGCTCGTCTTTCTCTAAAATCATTGACAGAAATTTCTCTACCACCATATATTCCCCAAGCAATACTGAATAAGCAGTCATCTTGTATGCCATTCTTTTCCATTTTCTCAGGAGAACCAAACCAATGTTTAGCAGGATCATGAAAAAATATTCCTGCTTCTTCTCTGAATAAATCCATTTCTTTGCTGCCCCAAACACCTAATGGAGCACATTTAATCCTAGCACCAGTAGCCGTCAAATATAATTCACTGAATGCAGCTTTTTGTTTGTCATAAGTAGGAAAGATAGCTTCTAAGGAAATAGTCTTTTCTTCACACCAAGGAACTAAATCCCAAATACCCCACCGCTCACCACATATTCTATCAATACCATCAAATTCAGTTTGTGTGGAAAGGATCAATTCTTTTATATCCGCTAAACTATGAGACTCCACATTCACTACATGAAGAATGATGTAAACATAATTAGGAGCAACCCCATTATCAATAAGAAAAGGTCTAGAACCACTACCAGGTAATCCTTTAGCAATAACGGAAAAAACAGTTCTAGCACCTTGATTTGTTATTTTCATCGGATCTGCCCGATCAAGTCCTGCAAGGATAGCCCACTTAGTATCGAGAATACTTCCCAACCGTTCAAGATTGTCTAAAGTACCCATCACAGGAAAACCACCCTCATCTCTTAAAGGCATGTAGTTCTCCATGGGCATCAATCTTCTCTTGATGTTCTGTAACTCTACCATCTCACTACCAGACAAATGTAGTTTTGTTCGGTTTTCCTCAAACACCTTCATACTGTCCTCAAGCCTTACTTTTCTATCAATGGCAGGCATCAAAGCAATACCATTTCCAGCAACTCCATCAATTCCTAAATAACTCATTGCTTCTAATGTTTCTGGAGAAAACACTCGCAAAGAACCAGAACTCCAAGTATTCAAAAAATACCTCTCATAATCACCAAGAGGAAACTTAGATTTATAAGCATCTAACTGGGGTTGGGACATATTGGGATTCCAATAGTCAGCAGCCGATCCATCCTTACTAAATCTGTAACTAAAAAACAATGACGGATCTTTCCTATGAACATAAGTGTCAAACAGATTGTAAAGGATGTGAGTCTTAGCAGAAACAGTGGAGTCAATAACACCGAAAGCATTTGGGATATTACGAATAGATCCATCTAGCTGCACAAAAAACTTAGGATTCTTCATGTCAAAGATTTCAGAAAACGTATATCCGGTAATATTAGAAACAATACCAGAGAAAGAAGAAATAGCCCGAATGACAGACACATCATTCCCTTGATCATCAGTCAAACGAATCTTCTTCTCAAGGATGTTACGTTTACCAATTACAGCCAATAAAGAAGTTGAGTTAAGAATGATGTCTTTCATAATATCAAAATGGACGAAAGTAATCTGTTCCTTTGAATTAGCTCCAAGAACAATCTGCTGCTTCGACCAATTAAAGAACTTCCAAAGCTGTATTAGGCAAGCAAGCAGGGATTTGCCTTCTCCACGCATCCAACACAAAATAATCAACCGATGAATAAACTCTCCGTCAACCATTCGCAAAGCAGTCCGACAAATCTCTTTTTGTGCTTCCCAGATAGTACGATAAGATTTCCCAGTCTTAGGATTAATATCCGAGGGTAATTCGGAAATCGGACACCACTGTGCCATAACCGCCCCAACAGGATAAATAGGAATGGAAACATTATCCTCACACCACGCTACAAACCCCTCAGGCCCATCTTGATAAGAATCCGGTTCATAAATAGTGTAAGGTTCAAGAGAGTCTACATCTACGGTATAAATCTTATCCGGATCAAAAACACCTTTCTTGTTGGCTTTAATTAACCGTTTAGTATTAGCCCGAGATATGTTGGATAACCGCTTACGAATAATAATACTCATCGGATCACACCTTTCCGAGAACCAGAACCGGAAGTCATACGTTTATAATAAGTAGGATCACCTTTTTCAAAGTCAGAAGAAGGGGCAGCAGCAGAACCAGGAGTAACTTCGGGTTTACCGGAGAAGGAAAATGACAAGTCAAGGTCTTTCCACATTATGTGGATTGTTGACAGTGTTGCTCGGATTTCCTTATAAATAGGATGTACGGACATACCTTTCTCGGTAAACACCATAGGCGAAGCTAACGACAATTCAATGATTTGCATTTTCATCAACTGGACATACAGTGGTATAATCTGCATCCCTATCTTAAACAACATTGCTTCATCTAAATACTTGTAGGTAGTGAGAATAGAATTGTAAAGGGTTTCCAGGTATTTCACTTGCACAGCACATTTGCCACGTTTAAGATAACCACACATATCGTTCACTGGACACAGTTCCGAGGAACAGTCACGAATACCATCCCAGGCGAACATCGTCATGTCCTTACGCACTTGCCCCTTTTCTAATGACATATCCCCAATCTTTAAATTCATAATTTTTCCTCCTATTATGAGGGAAGGTAACAGAATTTTCATTTTTTGTCAACTTACATTTAAGGAAATCAGATAAATTTTATTCTAATCCTCACTTTACTTGCACTCTTTATGCTTATTCTGCTTATTTTTCGGTATCCGCTAATGTCCGCTGTCTTACACATACTGTATGACAGACTTTAGACAAGTCATAGAATATTACTTATTACTAGAAACCAATGGTTTACTTATTTTGGCATATTTTTTTGGGAAAAAATTTATGGTTCGGTCCCTACTCTGCTGTTCGTTTTTTCTTCTCAAGATAAAGCTTGACGTGCTTAGTACGTTGAATTGAATGAATTGCATGACTATATCAATCAATTGACTTTAAACGAGCATAATAAGCGATTAAAGAGCATAAAAAAAGCGTATGAATGATTTTCTATTCATACGCTTTTTTACTTTTAAACTGTTCTCTTTTGTATTTTTTGCAATGTATCACTGTTTAAATGTCTAACTATTCTTTCAGTAACTTGACGATGATTCATACACTTATGATTGTCTTTGCGATACATGCGCACATTATACTTACTAACTAAGTCATACAATTTTTTAGTAGTATCTTCGTCTTTACATGTTAACTTCTCTAACTCGACTTGAGTTAATAGAGATGCTTTTCGTAAAGCAGTAACAAAGACAGTAGATGCGTACGCTTGAGTAGTATTAACAAAGTCATATACTTCAAGAGTATTCGCGATCTTTGCAATGCTATTAGTATCACTCTTGACAATCGCTTTATATACATTAGCAATTGCTTTATTCTCAACACTAATAGTCACTTTTTTTCTCAAGATGTGCTTTGTCATTGTCATTGTCTTTCTCTTTCTTTCTATTAGTTAAACATTACAAATAAACAAATCAATATTTAAATTGAATATAGTTTATATGCTTTGTTTTCGTTTAATAGAGTTATGTCAAAGAACATCTAATCTATTCTTTAATGCTTTGTTAAAAGTCTTTAAAGACTGACACTAAAGAACAGAGTGCAGCTCTTGACTGCGAAGCAATAGTATCACAATCGAATGATTTGTCAAACAATACAATAAACTACGACTGACACCGACCGACCATTTACCATGACTCCTATAATAAACCTTCTCCTTATACACATACCCAGGCATATGTATCTGTTTTTGCCAATTAACCCCATGCCCTTTTACTAAATTGTTCTGCACCTACCTAAATAAATAAAGCACCTTATTTAGGAATAGTATATTATCCATGGATAGGGATGATCTTATATAGTTGCTTATTAATAACCACGATTTTCTTTTAATAAACCTTTTCCTGGTTTTCCTTTATTATTCCTTATCCTTAATATTTATTTAAAACCTTTTCCTTAATTAACCCATCTCCATGGATTGGTAGATCCATGTGTATATAAAAATTCCATATCCATAAACAAGAGAAAATCAATTCTAAGTTTTATGGAAAGGAATTAGTTCCAGGAATAAGGAAATTCCTTATCCTGGTAAAGTTAACCTTAACCTTCCCTTTAATAGGTAGAAAGGGTAAAAGGGAAACCCTCAAAAGGATTACCGAGGAAAAGGAAACCTTTCCATGGATCGGTAATCCTTACAAACAAATAGTAATCAGTAAGAAAACCTACTCCATGGAAAGGAATCAGCACAAGACTGTATTAAGTAATAGAATAAGTCCTACCGTTGGGCATATTCAAAAGTAAACGGTTACGGAGACGGTTGTTGAATCATTGGACGGGCACTGGAAAGGTTCCGAGTCACCTCGAAAAGGCTCGGTTTCGTTTAATTTTGTTTATTCTACATAATTCAGCTCACTACTCCTAATCCCGACAAGAAACTATCAATTCCGCACCATCTTCCTGGTTTTATCAATCAGATACTCTATAACACATAAGCAAGTCTGTTTACCTTTCCTTTCCTTATTCCTTATTCCTTTTTACGGTATCAAATTTCTCTTATACTATTCTACTACTCTTTTCTGCCTTTTTCTTCATTTTACCGGTAACATTCATTCTTTTACCTTTATGGAAAGGTTTTTTCTTTCTTTTCCTTGGTTTTTCTTTAGTTATTTACTTTACCTGGTTTTTGACGGAAGTTTTCCTTGGTTCTATTCTTTGTTTTCTTTTTTGTTCAGAGTTCTTCTGTCTTTGTGCTTATAACTGCGGACGATTGCTTTACCATCATTTCCTTTCTCTATATGATACTCTGTTCATTTTCTTTTAATTAATGCGGGATTTTTGATTTACCTTTAGGATCATCTCTTGTGAAAATCCTTCTTTCAGAAAATATTATCTCTGGGGCGGGAAATTCTTATTTCCATGGTATTCTTAGAAATTCCAGGTTATGTTCAAAAATGCTTTTATTTTGTCCAGAAATCCTTAGGAAGTGTTTGATTTCTTTTGAGAAAATAAATAATCTTTTTTCTTGACACCCCAACATGTATCTGTTATCGTTTTAACATGATTAATAAGAAAAAACATAGTGACTCCCGAATCAGAATTTTCACGATCTTGACACATTTTCGGGAAAGTCGTAAGAGCCAACCATTAAATGTTCTCTTACATAGCTCTTGATCCGTACCGAATCTCAAGAGTGACAGACGTTTCCTCGGGAGTGCAATATAGAACATCTGCCAGCGCACATTTAAAAACGATCAGATCAGCGCCGAACCGAAACAATAAGTCAAAAATCCTTAAGGAACACGCACTAAGAACAGAAGCCCCGAGTGGCAGCGAAGTTTGAATCTGCCGCGTGGACATACTTCAAGTTGGAATCTTTTGATTTGCAGACTCTAAAGTGAGTTTTCCGAGAAAAGCCTTGCGGAGTTTGAATCTTGTCTTTTCTCGTAAAATTGCTTGATTGACCAAGCTGAGGGAGAGCAAATCATCATAGTTTCGTTAAATCTTCGTCCGTCAGGGAAGCATGTTACTTTGATAAATCGCAGTCGTGATGGCCTTAGGGTTACTCTCTTTCTTTTCTCCTAACGGATCGTAACTTTTTTGTTACGATCTTCTACTTGTTTCCCGGGAGTTTTGTTTGCTCCCGGGAAACACTTTAACCGAAAGGAATTTAAAATGAGAGCATTAAATGGGTATCACATCATAGAAATCCGTGAGGGTGAGAAAATCAGACATTTTCCATCTCGCTCTACTGTCAATCAGTATTCTACTGCAAAATGCCGTGTGATGGATCTTTTGCGAGACAGAAGATTCAAACACCTTGGAGAAAGACACTTTGAGATATGGGATGGGATTAGTGCTGTCATGAAAATTACAGCGTTTCCCGATGGCACTTACGTTGAAAAAAGTTATCTCTTGAAGCCGAAAAACATGATTGAAGCCCAAGGATATGAAAGAGATTGGAACAATTATTATCGTCCCCGATTAAAGAATCAACGTACCGGGAAATCATCAGCAGATATTTCCTCTTGGGTTATGTCATCTGCTAAAGACCCCGGAAAGTTTGATTCTTCAATTTCAAGAGTGAAAGCGTCCAAGGAATCTGAAAGAACATACACAAGATGGTCGGGTCGTTTATCAGATGTTGGTTTAGGACATCAGAAAATAAAACACCGAGAGGATGACGAATGAAAAAGAAGCCAAAATTGAATAAGAAAGAAAAGTTAAGCAAAGCCATCCGTAAGATTGCTAAAGAAGCCACACGGAATCGTACTCATTGAAAGGGAGGCAACATGAAAGTAATCATTGCACAATTCTTTCCTAACGGAAATGAAAACAGAATCTTTGATCTTTCCCCGGAACAAATTGCAGATAAGAAAAAAGAAGGATGGTTAGTTAAAGAACAAATCGGCACTTATCGTCCAGGATTTTACACGAAAAAGCAAGAGTTTCTTGCAGCCAAGGGAAAGAACTTCTAAGAGAAAATGGGGATGGATACAAACAATAGTAGAGTTTTGTCTTGTATTAACCCACATGGACAGTCCAAAGTCTGTCCAAATACCGGGTAAAGGAGAAAGAAAGATGGAAGCCATGATGGAATATTCGTGGGAAATAAAAGTAGATTATCGGATCAAAGAGCTTGTTCGTGACATTATTCCAATCAGTCATCAGCAAACAGCCGATCAGCGGGAGGCAAACGATTTGATTTACAAAGAATTGATTGCCTTGATGAGCAATTATCTTCCTGTCGGAACAATTGAGCGACATGTTTTTGACCATTATGTCAGAGTTCCGTGGGTGTATAATTGCTATTCGATCTCAACTCTAATTCCTGAACCACCCTTTTGGTTTGAGTACAGAGAATTTACCGGAACTATTTATCTGAAATGCATTGTTAATCCGTAAAAACACTAACCACTAACAGGAGAGGAGAGAGAAATGAATATCGTAATTTGTTTTGAAGACGAAATGGATGAGGAAACATTGGAACTTCTTTATGAAGACCTTGAGGAAACAGGTTTTCAGCTCGTCATGGAATTTGATGATGGAGCCAAGATTGTTGCAAATGTTCCCGACGAAGTTCCTGACCCCGACTATCCCGGAACTGTTGAAGATTACTGGGAGGCAGTCATCAATGAATCAATGTTCCCGTGCTGTGATGGTGGGAAAACCGAAACGGATTGTGGTGTTTACTGTGTCAAAACTTTGAAGCAATTCCGGGAAGATGATCAGAAATTGAATCCCACCCTTGAAGGTGGGGGCTACGGTGACATTCTTTCTGACATCGAAGATTAACCAAAAGGGGAAGGAGAGAATATGAAAAAGACAGAGTGGTTTACCGTTATGATGGCAATCTTCACAATCATTGTCATGACCATCTGGATGACTGTCAATTTGTAATGCAGACGGCTGCCGCAATGCGGCAGTAATGCACATTTCCCGTCCGAAGTCGGGAAAAATATATGTGCTGGGAGAGAGAAAATGGAAAAGAGAGAAGTACAGATTGCCGGAACATGGCGGGAATCTGCACAAACTTTCGGGAAAAATGTAAAGATTTCCCGAGAGAATGCAGATAAACGGTTAACCGAAATCATCAAGCAATTCACCCGGAAAAATACTGTGATGTCCACTTTTGTTCTTGCCGACGAAAACTAAACCCGAGAAAAGGAGAAAAACCATGTTAGAATATGTTATCGGATTTTTAGTGATATTCGGAACTTACTGCATTATGGACAAAATTTGTGATCTTGTCATCAAAAAAGGTTGGAAAAAGCTGTCATTGGGTAGTCTGAAAAAATCCAGACAGGTCATTAGGATTTCAAAGTAAAATCCGCACCCAAAGGAGAAAAACATGGCAAAGAAGAAAGAGCAATCCATCACTAAGGAACAGCAAGAAGTCTTTGATTTTGACTGGAGCAAAGTAAAAGCTCCAACGGCTGATGATTTTCGGAAACTGAGATTGGATCCTGCATTCAAGAAAATGAACAAACGGAATAAGAAATTGCATCCGTAATACATGCAGAGGGTAAGGATTTGAAATACACACCCTACCGATTAGGGGTTCAAGATTCTACGGATACCTTGTATAATATATCGGGTTACTAAAATTTCAAATCCTTATAATGCACACTCACCGTCCCAAGTCGGTGAAAATAACTGTGCATAAAAGGAAAAAGGAGAAAGAAAATGAGTAAAAATGGAAAGAAGGTAGCGGAAGTGAAGAAACTGACACCGGTTAAGAAAGTCATTGTTGCCAGTTCCGAACTTACGGATGCAGAGCTTACGGGAAATGCTTCAACGACACCAGAAAATCTGACTCCCGTTGTCAATGAGTCAGAACCTGTTGTGGAAGCAGCAGAAACGTCGGCTGCCGCAGTTGAGCCTGAGGTTGCTGACAAAGTCGAAGAGCCGAAAATTGTTCGTCCCGATATGCCCGCAGATTTCTGTATGGATCCGGCAGATTGGGACAGCAATCGTTTGTTCTTGGATAAATCCAACAACAACTGCAAGACCTGTGAGAAAGATATGCCTGAATGCTTCGGTGTTTGTCTTGCTCGTCAGAATTTCCTTTCAGGTCCTGGCAAAGTTGTGAAAGCTAAGAAGGACAAAGGAGCGAAAGCTGTAAGGACCAACAAGAACGGAAAAACTCCTCAGTCAATTGTCATTGACGGTTACATCAAAGCGGAAATGACTGTTGCCAATATGATCATTGAGTTGGCAAAAGCTGATTTCGGCGGAGAAACTGAACCGGGTCTGAAAGCTTCAAAGGGTCGTATTTCTTCACATCTCAATGCCATTGAGAAAGGAACATACTGTCGAGCGGCAGAAATGCTTCCCTTTGTGGCATACTTGAAAGCAGTACCGGTTGCTGCTGCTGTTGCAGAACCCGCTGTTGCTACCAATTAAGTCAGAAATTCTTAACACCTGAAAGGAGGATGTATGCGTAGGTAATCAGAATTAAAAAATCCCAGGGCAGAGGGCAAGAGACTGTCGGGAGATAGGCTCTTGTAATGCACATCTCAGGTCCCAAGTCCTGAGAAAATCTATGTGCTAAGGAGAAAGAAAGTATGCCACACTTCAGTCAATGTTGTCCGGGAAGAGATGATTACATCTGCCAAGTTTGCGGTAAAATCAAATGCAGCGGTTGTCAAGATTCTGTATGGCGTCCTGACATCACGGGAAACAAATCAGCGGGAAATGTTTGTCCTTCTTGTTTGGAAAAACACAACAAAAAGGCTTAGCAATTCCTGAGAAAGGAAAGAAAGATGAAAAGCAACAATTCCCAAATTAAAAGCAGTAATTCCATTACTTCCAAAACTTGGAAAATAATCAATGATTTATTTGATGACTTCCAAGAAGATAAGGAAGACTACTCTACCTCGGCATTCAAAGAAGAAATTGAAGATTGTTTTTCCAACTATGTTCAAGAAACACTAAATGTCACTTTTACCGAAAAAGAACATGAAGAAATTACCGAAACAGCGTTACAGTGGTTTCACTGACTGGTTGGTAGAAAAAGGAATCAATCTTACTCATGATGACGGTACGGAAGTTGTAGAAATGGCTTTGTTTTGGTTTTCAGAAAACATGAATAGCCGTTACCATAATAACGAAAACAATTAAGACTCAGAAATAGGAGAAAGAGAAAAGGAGGATTTATGTGTGAGCATAAAAAACCGAGAGCAATGGTTAGCACACTTTGCCAGAAATGCAAAGCAGCCAACAACTTTGATCGGAAACAGATTGAACGCCTCCGAAAGATGGTGAAAAAATGAAAATGCCCATATTCTATCAGAAAAATCCATCATTCAAGGCTAATTACGATTTGAGTATTCCAGATATTCTTCTCGGAAAAACTCACCGCAAAGTAGCAAGCCTCGAAGCTGACAGCTTGGATGAAGCATACGAGAAAATGCAAGGTGAAGTTTGGTCACCTAACGGAGAAAAACGTAATCTCATTAGTATGCTAGGTTTGCACCACACAAGCATGAGTGTCGGAGATGTTGCTATGTGTTTCCTTCCTGACGAAACGAAATTCTTTCAATGTGACCAAACAGGTTGGAAAGTAGTTTATTAATGCAGAGGGCACCGCAGAAATGCGGTGTAATGCACAAACAGGTCCCAAGTCCTGTTAAATCATGTGCTAAAAAGGAGAAAGAGAGATGAAAGAAAAGGCATTGGTAATAGAATCGGAATGGTCCTGCAAGTTTAATGTAGGGTTGATCAAAATCCTGGATCAGAAGTTTCGTGGTTCTGACTTCTTCAAAGAGAACCATGATTTCAGAGCATCAAATGGGTTGCTCATTGGATCTTGGTCATCTCCTGAAATTAGTTATGATGGAACATACTTCTATGTCAGAGGTAATCACGAAGATACCGATGATACAACGGTTATGACAGATAAGTACGACCTCTTTTGCAAAATCATCAACGCCATTGCTGAATACAACGAAGCGATGGAGAAGAAACCGGATTACCTCTTTCTTCACAAGAAATTGTGGATGAAACTCGCTGAATCTGGCCGTGAGGACAAAGCAGAAGCTTGTAGGGAAGTGATGAAAGAAGAAGGTGTTGAGAAACCCGCTCAATACTGTTTCTTGTGTGAAGAGGCAGGATTTGATTCTATCCGAGTTGGGTTTGATTCTATCCGAGATGGGTTTGTTAGCGGCACTCCTGATGTTTGTAAGAACTGTAAAGGTTATTGGGGTTATGATGTCGAAACGTGCTGTGAAAAGGGGTCTTACTATCAAATGTGGGATAACGAATCCGACATAGCTCTCAAGAAGGCTCTTGCATTGAGGATTGCTTTCAATGTGAAACCAGAACATGCGGCTGACTTCTACGAAGTGACCGATGATGAGCTGTACATCACCCAGACAGAGGGCAAGATTCCAGGGATTAAATCATACCGATCCCGAACAGGCAAAGGACTGAGGGAATCGAAAGAGGCTATTGAAGCAGCAATGGCAAACTACAACAATTACAAGAGGTAGCAGAGGTAGCAGAGAGCACCGACGAAAGTCGGTGTAATGCACTGGCAGCAGGTCTCAAGTCCTGTGCAAAAGAAAGGAGAAAGAGAATGGAAAAAAGAATGGCTGATGCTTTAGATCGGCACATCACCGGGAATTACGGGGAAGATCAGTTTAAGAATGAAAAGCCTTTAGAATTCAAAATGGGAGATTCATTCATGTGGGGAGGTGAAAGACATATTCTTGCAAGAACCATTAACTATCGGGACGAGAACTTGTTTCACTTCCAACTGATTAGTGCAAAAACAGGAAATCGGTATTCCAATAGTGTGGTCACTCACAATTACGGAATTGATGATCTTATCATCATCAATGAAGATGAAATGATCTACTTACTGGAGATGGACATCAATGTTGATGCCGATGAAATTGAGCGTTATTTTGCTTCACATAAGAAAGGTCCTCAATGGAAGGAGTAGAAAATGCCGAATGATTTCATTAAGATGCGGAACGATATGATGGATGCTGAAGCTTATCTGGCTTTGAATCCGAAACCAATAAGTCAATCATCCATTGACAGAGAATGTGCCCGCAGAGATTCAGCAGATCATTACCACAGGCAGAAAGTTTTAGAGATGTTAGATGGGCACGATTACGATTAGCAGAGAGCAGCCGAGAAATCGGCTGTAATGCACATTCTCGGTCTCAAGTCCGAGAAAATTATGCATAAAGGAGAAAGAAAGATGACAAACGAAGCCAGGGACAACATTATTTCCAAAATCATGAAACTCATGGAACTCGGAAATGCTGAAAAAAACAGTAATCCTCATGAGCGGGAAGCTGCTACGAGAATGGCAGCAAAAATGATGGCAGACTACTCCATCGACTTTGCCCAGTTGCGAGACGGCAAAAAGAATCCCGATGCTTTTGTCTCTATGTCCGTTGACGGATCAGAAGATCAAAAGGTAGATTTTGAAGCATCGTTGGCTTTTCATATTGCCAAAGCTTTTGATTGCCAAATGATCAATTCTTTTGTCAAAACATTTACTGGAGAACGTCGATATGGGGCATGGGAAATTCATTTCATAGGCACAAAGAACGATCTGGAGATTGCCGTGTTCTTCTTCAAGTATCTTCGGAGAAGTCTTTATGCCTTGTCACAGAAGAACGTGACCAAAGAGACTGTCATGCCTACTTACACAAGAAGTGGACAACGGAAAATTGATTTGAAAAATGCTCGTAGGAATTACTGTTTTGGAATGACAAAAGTTATCGGGGAACGTCTTCTGGAGCTGTATCAGAAACGAGAAGAATTCATTCCGTCCGACTGTAAAGCATTGATGGTTGTCAAGAAAGATGGACTGGAAAAGAAATTCAGAGAATTGTTTCCTGATGCCAGAAAGGGAAGAGTTACATCATTAAAAGGGGATACATCAGCTTACCATAGAGGAGCTGAAGCAGGTCACAAAATCAATTTGTCTCGACCCATCGGCAACAATGGTCAAGCATCAGCACAAATCGGTTAATGCAGAGAGCAGCGGCAGAAATGCCGCTGTAATGCACATATCTGGTCTCAAGTCCAGATAAATCAAATGTGCTAAAGAGAAAAGGGAGAGTGAAAATGGATACAGCATTACAGAACGTCGGAATGGATTATGAATTGTCACCTACGGAACGTGTAGAGATTCAGAAAAAATATCCGCATGTTTATTTTCCAGAACCTGCTTTAGAACCCATCTATTACGGTAGGAGGGAGAAAGTCAGAGTTCCTGAAAAACGAGCTATTGTGGATCAGAAAGTCATTAATGCTCCAGGTGTGTTCGGACTTTGTTCTGAAGCATACAAGATCATCCGTTTTGAGGACATCATTCACATGGTGGAACATTCAGTCGGTGAATTGACTGATTACGGAACTGTTCAAGTATGCCCTCATACTTATCTTGATGGTGGACGTATGAGGATCAGCGTGAAATTCCCCGACATGAAATCACAGATCAAAGTGGTTGATTCCATCATCCCAAAAGTTGATGTGTTTTCGTCTTATGACCTCAGCACAAAGTTGATGGGGAAATTCGGTGCGTTTCAGTTGAAATGCACAAATGGGATGGGAATCTGGAAGTCAATGGTTTCTTTCTCCAAACGACATCTTCAGAATCTTTTCCTGAATGATTTCGGCAACACTATCAGCGAAGGTCTTTTGATCTTTGGTGATCAAGTGAACATGTGGAAGAATTGGGCTTCTACACAGATCAGTCAGGATGTTTACGAGACTATCTGGGAAGAACTTCCGTTCAGTGCTGCGGAACGTGTGAGAATTGAAGCATTGCCTGAAATTGGTACTCAAATGCTTTTGTCTCATGCTGTCAAAACTTCTTCGTTGGATCTATGGGGTCTGAACTCTGTACTTACCCAATTCGCAACACATGAGGTTAAGTCAGAACTTCGGAGAATTGATCTTGAACCCACTATTGCTCGGACGATGGAGCTGATTTATTCTCGTCAGATCGGGGGTGTCCGCTAATGGGAGATACCCTGAGAATGTTAACCGTGGAAGATTGTGAACAGGGTATTAAAGATGCAGAAACCCGATTAATTTCCATGAGAGATTGTCTTGATTGCACCGATCAAAATAAACTTGAAGCGGCTGCTGGGATAATGTTATGGGAAGAAATCAAAAATCTTGTATTTCTTGGAAATATGGTTACAATAGACTGTCAATCCCGTATTAAATTATGGGACAGTATTTCATAATGCAGAGGGCAGCGGGCTTAACACCCGCTGTAATGCACTTGCTGGTCCCAAGTCCAGCAAAATATAGTGCTAAAGGAGAAAGAGGGTATGGAAACAAAGGTGAATCATAAAATTATCAAAAAGGCATTGGAAGGAAAACACATTCATGTTGAGGCATTCGGTCAAAAGTATGATACGATCATTACCATTGACAAGTATCGTCAGAATGGCAGAACAGCAATAGAACTTATCACAGCCGATGAGTATGAGCCTTTTTGTACCTTGACTTGTAATCTCGATCATGTTCCATTGAATGATCGGGAAGTGATTGTTAAAACTTGGTCAGAAAATGAAGAAGTTGCCGCATGTGCGCTTGCTTCAGGGCTGTTTCGTGATACAGGCAAACGTGCCTTAACAGGATTTGTGTTAGCTCAAATATGGGAGGTGCTATGATAAAGAAAGAATTTGTAGTTCCTGGTTTAGATAGCATAGGAATGTGGTCACTTCTTGACAGGTTCACTAGGCAAGAACTTCGGTCTTTAGCAAAATCATTTGCTATTCCTGTTCCAAGAGGTCAGAATAAAAACGATACCATACTGAACCTTATGAGACATCCTAGAAATGTGAAACTTACCATAAAAATTGAAGGAGTGATAAAGGAGGAAGAACATGCCGGTAGAAACTGACATCAATAACCTGCTTGATAGGATGAATGACACTTGTGCAGAATTAGAAACAGAACTTCCTGCTCTAAAGCAAAGGATAGAGCTTATTCAGACTATTCTTTCATCAAGGAACAATCTTAGGAACAGAATTGATTCCATTCATGTTGAAATGGACACCCTTCTTGATGCAGTAGGAAAGTTATCAAATTATGAATAAGTGGAGGGCACCGTCGAAAGACGGTGTAACACTACAAGTCGGTCCCAAGTCCGACAAATAAAAAGAAAAGGAGAAAGAGAAATGACATTTGAGGAATTTAAAGAATTGGAAAAGATTTGTAAGGATGCTTGGAAGGAACTTGCAAAGACAGGGAGTTATTGGAAACCAGCAACACTCGATCCGTTCATAAACGATTGTCCCGCTTGTGATATTTCAGCGAATGCAGGTAATACTCGTTTTCATGATTGCCGATTGTGTCCTGTTGATAGATGGAGAAAAGCTGCACAAGAACACGAGCATTCAGAACTTGCCATTTGTCAAGATATTGGACGTAAACCTTTGTATGCTACATGGATAAGTGATTTGTCATCCCCGGAAGATATGAAAAAAGCAGCGAAAACAATCTCCCGACTGAAGTGGACATATCTTCCGGAATATGAAAAAATCAAGAAATAATGCAGAAGGCACGGAGCTGTTGCTCCGTGTAATGCACAAGTCAGGTCCTAAGTCCTGACAAATAAAAAGAAAAGGAGAAAGAAAGATGATTGTAACACATTATGGTGCCACTCTGGATTCAGAACTTCCAACAACAGGAGTATTTCAAAATAATCATATTGATTGGTTAGGAGAAGTGCTTGGAGATGGAGACACGGTTGATTTGAGTTATGAGGAAGCCCTTGACGAGTATGTCGGGGAAAGACTCAGAAACATCCAAGTCTTTCTTGACAATTATGTTCATGGGGATGACATAATTCCTATCATAACCCTTCTCAATGAAATTGAAGAACCTAACTTTGATTGTCATGAGTCTTTGACTTCTTTGGTAGGATTCAAAAAATCTGAAAACAGAGAAGAATGTTGGTATTGGTTATCTAATTTACAATATGGATTTCTTCCAAATAATTTAGCAGAATATTCCGCTATTGTTGGTGAAATCTATACACAGGTAATCAAGTCAGAATGGGTATTGAAAGGAAGTCTTTGTAGTCCTTGTTACCCTGGTCAAGTTGATTCTGATTCTACGGGTAAATTCATCGGGTATTCTTTTCCACCTGATGCTTTTGAAAAAGAAAATCCTCTTTACAGCAAGATCAGCAAATGGGAGGATAAGTCATGAAAAATACCAGAACAGAGCATAAAGATTTAAGAACCTTTTTGAAAAAGCAAGGGGGAAATTGTAGTGCCACTTACACAAGCATAAGCAAAACCTTTTACAGAGTTAAATTGTGGGACATTTCATCCACTGCAAAAATAAAGAAAAAGGTTATTGAAGATTATGCTTTATCCTTAGGAGCTTACGAAGTATCTTGGGGAAAAGGATGCTGTTGTTGTGGAAGTGAAAGTTTTATTGCTAAATTTCCTAAATAGTGGAGGGCACCGTCGAAAGACGGTGTAACACACAAACCAGTCCCAAGTCTGGTTAAAGAAAGGAGAAAGAGTATGGGAGAATTGACTGTATTTGAAAAGCATCAATTAAAGATTGCCCGGGACACCTTGAAGATGAACAGTGTATTTGCCAACATCATGAGTGGTCCCACAAAAGAAGAAGCAAAGAAAATCATTGCTTACCTTGAAAACAAAATTCTGCATACTGCCATTTATGGCAAAGGAGAGAAAAATGAGCAAAATCAATAATATGTCCAAAGAAGAAATCTACCGATTGGAGCGTCATTCGGAAACTCAACTGCTAACTGAAGGTTATTCCTTAGAGGAAATCACAGAGATTTTTGAACGAGCAAGTGCCTTCCTTGATAACGACATGAGGGAGACTAAAGAGATGGAAGAAGTTGAAAAACTGGTTGAAACTCTATCCCGTTTCGTCAATAGAGGGGGTTCCAGCAAAAGCAAGAAAGAATATTTTGTCCGAGCTGTTCGTAGAGAACACCGAACCCTTCAACAACTTCTGTTTAGTCTATTCATGGAATGTATCAAAGACTGGGCTGAAACAAAAGAAGGTCATTACGACTTGCGGAATGAAGCTACTGTAAAAACCAGTAAAAAGATCATGACGGCACTTCCTGATTACTATGGAGTGCCTTTCATCTAAAGGAGAAAGTATGAAAAGAATTGTAGAAGAATGGAGTACATCGGTGATATTAGAAGGGAGTGAACCAGAAAGAATTTGCAGACTCGGACAAGGTAGCAAATGTTGTGCTTTTCTCTGTGTAAGCCCAATAGGTTTTCAATGCCTGCGAATGGATTACCCTGCTAATGGTCCTATTTTTACAAGACTTGAAAAAGCACAATGAATGCTAAAGGGGAAGGTGGTTGGGAAGGTTGTGCGTGGGAGGGAAAGATATGAAAGTAGGAGATAGAGTAAGGATTTACATCTACAATCCTGGTAAGTGGGTGCAGACATCAGTTGAATGTTTGAATGGAAAAACGGGAATTATCAAAGAGGTCAAAGAACCTAATTGGTTTTCCGACAATAACTTTCTTGTTGAATTTGACACACCTGCAAAAACGTGGCATAGTTATCAAACACCCTGGAGTGCTGCTTGGTTTTGTGAAGCAGATTTACTGCACACTGCATTCCAAGAAAAGGAGGAAGAAATATGATGAATCATGTTGATATTCTTTGGGAAGACCTTTCCGACAGTGGAAAAAAGAAAATCTCAGAAGCAATCGGTATCCCAATTGACCACGTACCTAATGAAACAAACTGGGACATATGCCCTGTCGTTACTTTTGATTACTATGAAACTACAAATTAGCAGAGGGCACCGACGAAAGTCGGTGTAATGCACAGTTTCGGTCCCAAGTCCGAAATAAATAAAGTGCTAAGAGGAGGAAAGAGAATATGGATTGGAAAGAAATGCATGAAAGGTCGAAACAGTTTACTGCTAAAAACAAAGAACTGGATTCACGATTAAAAAGTCTTGCCCAACATACATGGAATGTAATCGGTGGAGATGTTCTTCAATGCAGGCAAGAGTGTGGTGAAGGTGGTGACATGAAACGGTCAGAAGTAATTGAAACCGTTTGTGATGCCGACTATATGTTTATGCATGGAGATGACCATGAAGCGTATGCTTATTTCATTTACCTTCGTGATAATCATCTTAAATATCGGGATAAGATCATGAAAGAAGCTTTCCCGTACAAAACTTACGGATGGTGAAATATGAAAATATTAGCCGTGTATGATAAGCCCGAATGTGCTGACAGGTACACCATTATTCTTGATGACACACAGCGTGGTAAATTTCATACCTGTCTTAGCGTAGATGATCGACCATCTCATCCACAAGGGTTCTCTCAATTCGGAGAATGTATTTGGGGAGACCATCTTGGTAAACAAATCGAATTTTCTGATCTACCAGAAGAGGTGCAAAAACATGTCATGTGGAGAATCGAAGAATGACAGTTGCATTCTCACAAAAAATGCTAATTGTGCCTCACGACGTTGACGGGTACCGCGTTTTCTCGTCTAAGATGATAAACTATTCACACACAAGAAAGAAAGAGGATTTGATACTATGCTCAAAATGGAATGGAACAAGGAGAAGTCAGCAATGGTCTTGCTCACTAAGATCAAGGAAGTATCCATCACTAACTATTTTACAAGTGGTCCTTACACTGTAAAGGGATGGTACAACAAAGAAAATGCTTTCGTATTCGGTGATTATCTAACTTTGGATGAAGCCAGAGCTTTCGTTTCTACTTTACGTCTGAAAATGAAAATGGCTTGGAACCGACATAAGACGGCAGCAGTAGTTTTAAACCGTGTCAAAGAGTACACCATCAATCAAAACCTTGATAAGAATTATGATGTAAGAGGTTGGTTCAATAAAGAAAATAACTTCTTATTTGGGGATGATTTTGAAACTCTCCCGATGGCACAGCGTTTTCTGGATGACATAAACAGTAGAATATAAAGTGGAGGTGTTTAATGAACAAAGAAGGTATGTCAATGCGGAGAGTATTGAAAACAAAGACCTGCTCTATCGGTCATGTAACCGATGTGCAGATTTACGATTTTAAGAATAAATGTTGGATTTATTACTGTGAGAAATGTCAAGAGACAGTTGATGATCCTAACGGAATATAACATGTGGAGGGCACCGACGAAAGTCGGTGTAACACACAAACCAGTCCCAAGTCTGGTTAAAGAAAGGAGAAAGAGATGAAAATTTGTCCTAAATGCAAAAACACGGAATTTACAAAACAAGGATTATGTTCTTATTGTGTTTGGAAAGGGGATGAAGGACCAGGTCTACTGCTTAAGGTAATGATTAAGCAAATCAATGAATCGAAAGGAGAAAGAGATGAACCAAAAGTATGCCTACAGTCTCAAAACAGAGAGAATCAGGGAAAAGGATTTTCCATATAATGGGGAATCTATTACAAGCACTACCGAACTTTTGTCTTTTGTAAAAAAATTACAAGATTCGGATGTGGAAAAAATGGTGTGCATTTACCTTAATGCACAAAACAAACTTACAGGAATCCATGTAATTTTAGGATCAGTAAATCAAGCAGTAATATACCCAAGAGAAGTATTCAAACATGCCATTCTGCATAATGCTTCAGCATTAATTATGGTTCATAATCATCCATCGGGATGTACTAAACCTTCTGATGCTGATATTCGTTTAACCAGAAGCATTACAGAAACTGGTAAAACATTGGATATCACAATGCATGACCATTTAATTATAGCTGATGACAAATTCTTCTCCTTCAGAGAAGAAGGAATGATGTAAATGAGGTTACTAATCATCTTACTATTATTTTGGTGGTTAGTGGTTTATCAATTTAACTTAATATGAAAGGAGAAAGAGTATGGGTGCTTATTATGACACAAAAAAAGAAAAGTGGATAGCTGTCAAGAATTTGAGGAACATCAAGATCGAAAAGTTTCCTGAATACCGATTCTTTATTCACCGTTGTGCTGATCGTTATATCAGGGTTTTTGGAGTAATTGAAGAATCATCTGGGGGTCTTGTCTGCAAAGGTTCATCCAAAGATGATGCTGAAAGGAGAGCAAACGAGATTCTTAAGGGAACAAAGAAGAATTATTTCCGACGAATAATCCAAGATGCTCGAAAGAAAAGTAGGAGGCCACTATGATAACGGTCGTGAATGATCCGAAATTGGGAAAGACAAGAGTGATCACCCAACAGTATGAATCTGGATTGTATGTCGCTCTTTACCGAGAAGGTAAAGCTATTCCTGTTCAATTCGGAACAACAGAAAAAGAGATCAGTTACCATAAAAAACTCAGGAAGAAATTCCCCTGGATTGTTGAGGAGTCGAGTGAGCTTCCTGAGAAGAAAGGAAAGGTGAAAATATGAGATTTTGGATATTTTCATCTGCCATACTCATAGCGAGTGTTTTGGACACTAACCCGCACGAAAACAGTCAAGTACCGTTGCTTTTGTTTATGGTGTTTGTAGTAGGATTGTTTGGTCTTCTTTTAGACCTTTACGAAATTACAAAGGAGTAATGCAGAGGGCACCCCTTCGGGGGTGTAATGCACAAGTACAGTCCCAAGTCTGTGCTAAATAAAGAAAGGAGAAAGAATGTGGAGATTGGAGGATTGATTGATAGTGAATATGATGTCCTTAAAGACATGACCAAAGAAGAGGTTATCACATACTTACTTGACTTTGGTTTTCCCCAAGAGGACATTGATTATTATTTTGAATGCTGTTCAACACCTTGGGAGGAGAAAAAATGAAAAAGTACCCTTTGATGGGAAAGTATGTAGAGGTCATGGCTTTCATGAAGCCGAAACGAAGCAGGTTCTCGGCAAGGGAACATATCAGATATGTCCTTGAAGATCAAAGAGTAGGTATGGTTGTTGGTTATCGTACTGTTTATGACGGTGTGTTTCATGCAGGTTATGGTGAGTATGATGACTATACACCCGGGTATCTTGAAGTAAAAGGATCAATCAAAGTGCTCCTTGTTTGCTTTTGGCCTACGCAAAAACCCGTTCTTGTGAGACTTGAAGATGCTCACCGTGTTTGGTCAAATAGAGATGGAGTACCTCCGAAAGATTTGTATTACCCTAATGCTTACAGATGTACCGAAAAAGACAAAGAAGCTCTCCGAGAAATGATGAGAGACATTCCAAGAGACCCAAGAGGGAGATGGACTAAAGCATAAGGAAAAGGAAAGAAAATGTTCACATTTAAGACAGATAAACCCACTGGTAAATATAAGTCTTTTTCTGATCCGTACCATCATATTCGGATTAAAAGAAAAGATGTAGGGTCTATTGACCATAATCATCCTTACAGAATCAGGTTAATGGTTACCAAAAAAGACATCATGGAAGACGGAAATCCTAATTGTGATTGGCGTTGGGTTGTGATAAAACGGCAATTCACATCTATGGAAGAAGCCAAGATGTTTCTAAACGAGTACTATGAGGAAATCACAAAAACATTTAATCTAAGAAAGGAGGAATGAGTATGGATAAAGCGGTTGACTTTTTTGGTAATCGGGTAAGACTACACAGTTACCAAGCTGCTTCAAAGGCATGGTTCAACTACTCCATAGAAGTCTATCCTGAAGCGGGAAAAGAAACTCCTGATTGGAACAGATTTAGATGTGGTTTTGGTTCCTTAAGAAAAGCCACTAATGCAATGAGGAGGACGTGGGGTGTCATAAAACATCGTGAAAGGAGGGATAGGCGTGGAAGAGTTTAAGAAAGATTCAAAAGGAAACATTAATATGCCCGTGGTGTCCACCAACCGGAGTAACAATTCTTATAAAGGATTGTCGTCATAACCCATTTGCATTGATGAGACGGGTTAGGGATTTAGAAGATGAAGTAGATCACTATCAAAGAGGTAATCGACTGCTTCAGGATTTAAAAGATTATTTCCAATCGTAAAGGAGAAAAAATGAAACTGATAACACCAAATTATAAAGAATATTATGACATTCAAAAGAGGGTTTCAGAATGTCATGGGTGGTGTGAAATTACTGATCTAGGTGGTGATCATGAACTCGGTATTTACATGGCTACGTTTGCTGATGACTACCGAATCATCTTTGAATGGAATGAATTGGACAATGACATTCGTTTAATGCTCACTTTGGATCAAGAGGTTACTTTTCTTGAATGCACCAATGAAGAAAATGATAACACTATGTATGAAATTATGGTGTTCTTCAACATATTTCTGGAAAATACAGCAATCAAAAGCTTCAGTGCTTTCCATGAGTGTATGACAGGAGAAAAATTATGAAAAAATCCCAAGTGTTTAACTTCTCAAAAATATTAGTGGAAGATGCCAAACAAAAAGAATGTCCGAGATGTAAAGGATTTGGTGGTATCATTGGTGATGTGTTTGGTTGCCATCTCTGTAATGGGTACGGTAGATTGTGGATATCAGATTCAGGATGGACCCGTGCTTTGCACAAACGACTTGGTGATTCTCAATTATACTGAGGAAAAGGAAAGAAACATTCTCTTGACACAACAACATGAAAATGATACTATACCGTAAAAGAAAGGAGGTGTGTGTAAGTTGCTGAAAACCTTATCGCTTTTTGATGATGAAACAGAAGAAGTCTTTACCCAAAAAACTAAAATTATAAGGACACCTACGGTCAAAAAAAGGTTGGTTGAGGTTTTAGAAAGTAAAGCAGATGTGCCTTACGAAAAAGAAGTTATGAGGTTGATCTTATCAACAGATAATAGACCGTATAAAAAAGAATTCCTGTATATGGAAAAAGAACAAATTTCAAAAAGTCTTAAGGAAGGATTAGAAAAATCAGGAAAACAATTAGAAATAATTGTAGATACTGTGGAGATTATTCTAAAAACTCACCGTAATTTATATGTGACTCAAGCTATAGAATTTGCCACAGATGGTGATTCCTTTAAAATCATAAAGGAATTTTTACAAAAACCTTCATTGGGCACTAAGAAGATAATCCACACATGAAAGGAGAATTATTATGGGACTCGGAGAACCTTTAAAGAATTTCAAGACACAAGAAACAGGAGATATGGCTATTGAAGAAGGAAAAACATTGATTATGTACTTGAGACTTCCTTACAATATAGCCGTCCGACTTCAGCACCAAGCAAAACGGTTATCTTGTACTAAAAATGTATTTGGAAGAATGGCAGTTATTAAACTGCTGGAAGAAGAAGAAAGTAAAGAACGGGCAAACATAGAGAGAAAGGAATAAAATTATGAAATGTTGTTATTGCTCCACTTACCAAGTATCTGCTATCAGACCGAACAACGGAACGAGATTTTGTATCAGCATAAGAGATATGACAGAAGCAACAGGATTTTGTGATAATTACAATATTGCTGATCTCTTTTGGTGTGACAAATCTTCGTGTTGGCTTAGTTTTCCTATGTGTATAGCCCGACAAGATAAAGAACTTCCTGAATGTACTCATTGCCGACAGAAAAAAGATATTTGGGATGCAAAGCGTTTTGCGGGTAGACAAATCAAACGAGAAAAGTCCATTCTTGTAAGGAGATGACTATGAAAGAGGTTGATGTCATAGAAAGAGCGGCAGAAATTCACTGGGGGCAATACCTGGATACCCAAGATGTTAATCTCCAAAATAAAGAATTGTATTTACAAACTTCGGAAACACCAGAATCTCTTTTGATCGAAAAAGATAGATTTTGGAAACTGCCAGAACAATGTAGACTTGTCGCAGAAATCATCCTTAATCTTCCAGAGGAAATGTACATGTCTAATGGTAAGATAAAGAAAATGGAAGTATGCAAAGCAACTAAAGAGAAGTTGGGTTGGGATTACTTGAAAACCACTTCAATCATAGCTAAACTGTCTAAATGTTTAGGAGATTAAATATCTTTAAAATTTTTAGACATTATGTGCTATGATGAAAACAAGCACAATTCAATCGAGGATCAAAAATATGGAACAGCTATACTGGATAAAACATATGGATCCAATCGAAAGTCTGATGTCTCCCGCTTTATCGGAACTTGTAAAAACCTCTATCTCTTATCCTACAGTTTGGTACCAACAAGGAGCTTTCAGAAAAATTCGACAAGAGGGAACTAAATCTACCATAATCAGCAGAAATTCTAAGACTGGTCACACTTTTTTCACTGGTCTGATTCCTAGAATTTTAAGAGTTGCTGAAAGCAAAGGAATTAAAGTAGACTATGTTCCACCTTCAAAATACTTATCCCCTCCAAGAACAGATATCCGTTTACCAGAAGGGATAGAACTTCGATCTTTCCAAAATAATTTAATCGAGAAAATATTTGTATTTGAAAGAGGGGTACTCAAAGCTCCTACAGGAACGGGAAAAACTATTCTCGGTCTTTCCATAATTGCTTCTATGGGATATATAGATCAAGTCCTATGGCTTTGTCACACTAAAGACCTTCTTTACCAAACTGCTGCTGAAGCTGAAAAATTCTTTGGTAAAAAAGCTATAGGACTCATTGGGGATGGTCACAAAGAAGCAGACAAATTTCTGACCATTGCTACCCGACAATCATTCAAAGATTTAGCTGATGATCTTGGTACCAGTTATGATGTGGTAATAGTCGATGAAACCCACCATATCTCTAAATTCAAATCTGATTATGCAGAAATTCTTCATAAGGTTTTTGCACCGATTAGAATTGGATTGACTGCTACATTATCAACTGATGCAGAAGCAAAATTAGCAATGGAAGCTTTGATAGGACCGTTGATTGGGGAATTCACGATCAATGAAGGAATAGAACAAGGAATGATGGCTAAGATCAAAATCAAGATCATCAAAATGCCTAAACTTCAACGGATTAGAGATTTGAGAAAATATCCTGATGTTTACGAACAAGGCATAGTGAGGAGACTTGATAGAAACCGAATTATCATTGATCTAATCAAGCTCTATAACCAAGAGAAAATTTCTTGTTTAGTCATTGTTAACCAAATTGCTCATGGTCATCTATTAATGTCTATGGCAAAACACTGTGGATTAAATACTGTTTTCGTTTACAGCAATACCGATTCTGAAATGAGAGTAGAAACAAAACAAGCTCTTAATGGTTTTACTATAGGCAGCGTGATTGCTACGACAGTGTGGAAAGAAGGAATTAATATTCCTGAATTAGGAGTAGTCATCAATGCTGCTGGTGGTAAATCAGAAATTTCAACTCTGCAAAGTATCGGAAGAGGAACAAGGAAGACTGCTACAAAAGAGGAATTGATTATAGTGGACTTCTTTGATCCTTCTCATCCTTTTCTCTTAGATCACTGGGGTGAGCGATTTTGTTTATATTCTGATCAAGGATGGATATAGATGGGACTAGGAAGATTCAAGTTTGAAGGATTCGATGTTCTTAGTTATCTGCAAAGTAGGCACATTCCCTATAAAACTTCAGGAAAAAACATATCTGCCGGTTGGGTGGGTATAAATTGTTTATTTTGCATAGACGGAAGTAATCACTTAGGTATTAATCTTACGGCAAAAACCTTTTCTTGTTTTAGATGTGGAGAGACAGGAAATGCAATAAAATTAATTCAGACCATTGAAGGGATTTCTTCTGTCAAAGCTGCTTTTGAAGTGATGGAACAGTACAACGGTGAAATTTTCACACCGAAGAAAACTCATTACCGATCAAAACTCATATTTCCAATAGGAACATCAAAGAATTTCTATGCTAACCAGATGTCATTTCTTGAAAAAAGAAGATTTGATCCTGATTCAGCTATAAAGAAATTTGATTTATACTCTGTAGGACCTATCGGAGATTTCAAGCACAGACTCATATTCCCGATCTACATAAACAACCGTGTTGTTGCTTATGTAGGTCGGGATGTGACAGGACAAGCGGAAATTCCGTACAAAAACTCACCCGAAGAATTATCTATAAAACCAGTAAAATCATGTCTATATAATATTGACTCTGTTTACCGTAATACTGCAATCATTGTTGAAGGGATATTTGATGCTTGGAGACTAGGAGACGGAGCAATAGCTACTTTCGGCACACAATACACCCATGAACAAATACGCTTATTGAAAGGAATGAAAAGAATATTCGTTATGTATGACGCTGATGCTTCGGAACAAGCTAATAAACTTGCTCATGATGCCTCTGCTATTGTTCCGAATGTAGAAATTCTGACATTATCCGAAGGAGACCCGGATAACTTATCTGAAAGAGATGTCTTTGCTTTACGAAAGGATTTAGGATTGTAAAAAGACTTGACATTTATTAAATTTTGTTGTAAAAAATAAGTAACAAAACAACTTATAGAAAGGAAAAAAATGAATAACCCCGAAAAACACAAACACAGTCCCGGTTTTGTATTGAATTTAGATTTAGTTCCAATTATCAAATATAATGCAACCATTCTTTTAGCTGTTTTAATGGAAAAAATGGAAACAAAAAATCACACAGAAGATGGTTTCATTACTCTTTCTTTAAAAGAATTAGAAGAAACTGCTCATTTAAAAAGAGGTAGGCAACAATCCGGTCTTAAATCATTAGAAGAACACAACTTCATTGCATCTAAACCCAAAGAGGGTTCCCGAAAAAGACAATTCAAAATTAATTATGAGATTGCAGATCCTAATGGTCTTTACCGAAAAGAAATAAAAAAAGAAATAAAAAACCGTATTGTTAATAAATGAGGCATTACTATGGAAACTTCTGATCAAGAAAAACACACCTTGTTTTTTGATACTTTTTTACTTCCTGTAGAAGTAGCCTTCAATAAAAAATTAGACAAATATTGCCGAGATGTTTTTTGTCTAATTCGTCTTTTAGACAACCACGTAAAACACTGTACAGCTTCAAATACATATATGGCTAATATTTTAGATATAACCACCAAAACTGTAAGTGATTCCATTACCACATTAAAAGAACAAAGATACGTGGAATTATTAAGTTTTGATGGTAGAACAAGGGTTTTGCAAATACAAAAGAGTTACAAAACAGAATACCGATACCTCGTAGACGAAGTGGAATTAAGATTATTAAATTTAAAATCTGCATACACGGAATATTCTAAGCAGCTTAACAAAAATGATCTGCCTAGAAGGGATGTTCTAGGCAGAGTAGAAGGGAGCTTCACACATAATAAAAGCAAAGAAGAAGAACTACAAATCAGTAATCACTCCGTGATTAATTGTGAAAACTCCGTTTCCACACGGAAACTTATCAAGAGACCTACAAAGAAGGAAATATTTCAACAAGACAAATTAAACCGTAAACCTGTCTTTAGAAAAGAAAAGAAACAACCGACTCTTGTTATTTCTTCTCTTGTTCAAGAAATCCTTGATTACTGGGATAAAGCAGGATTTACTGTTCATGCAGAAGGAACACAGTCTTTACGGAAAACCGTAGAAGATATAAACTCTTTGATGCAGGGAACATTGTTTCAGGATATAACAGACCCGGACTTAAAAAGATTCTCAAGACAGAAATTCAACTTGTCGGATATAAAATTAGCCATTGATAATCATTATCTTAGGGCTTTCAGCAACAGTCATCAGCCGGAAAAACAATCAACAAAAGAATTCCTTCAAAAAATGATGCTTTGTAATTTCTTCTACAATCCGAGAAATCCTTACGAACATCTACAAAGTGAATTCCTTGTTTGTTATTCTCGTAAAGTAGGAAAAGTATCGGAAGCTAAATATCTTGCGGTAAAAGACACTATGCCGAATGTCACTAAGATGCTGACAGATTGGTACAAGAAAACTTTTGCTTACAAGATAAACGGAAGTTTTTCCATAAAAGACAGAAACACAATTGTTAAAGCCGGAAAGAGTTTAAAAGACTTTCTTGAAACAAACAAGACTAGGATACGAATAACATCAGATGATTTTCAGAACTCCGGTGTATTTAACGATCCTGTTTTGTATCTTGCTCATTCAATGACCAGAATGTTTGATGAAGAAGTCCGAAATAACGATACTTTATTTAAAATATTTGAACCTACTTGGTTTGCTTCTGAACTTACTTTGACAAGCAGACTTCCTAAATTCTTAAAGAGTGAGGGGGTGATGAAATAGAGCAGCGGTAACCACATTCTTTTTTACAAATGAACTATGAGTCGAAAAATTGATTTAAATTGTGGCATGACTCAATTACCGAAGAAATAAAGAGGTACAGAATGACAATTAAGCGAACAGTTGTTGACGCAAGTATAGAAAACCAGATAATAACAGGAATGATTACATCTTCAAAGTTTTTATCTGAAATAAGACCAATATTCAATCTTGAGTATTTCCAAAACTCATTTGCAAAAGTCATTAGTTACTGGTGTATTGATTATTATGACCAATACAAGAAATCACCAGGAATTCACATCAAAGACATTTACGACATAGAAGCAGAAGAAGGATTGTCCGATGAAGATAAAGAAATAATTGGAATCTTTTTGGACAAATTAAGTAAGCAGTATGTGGAAGGTCAAGAAATCAATTCCGATTATGTTAGAGATAACGCCTTTGAATACTTCTGTAAAAGATCATTAGAAATCTCCGTAGAACAGATGCAAAAATTATTAGCAATGGGGAGAATAGCAGAAGCGGAAGCAATCCTACTTAATCACAAAAAAGTAGCTTACCAAACATCAGGATGGTTCAATCCTTTTGAACACAAAGAGATACTAGAAACATTTCTTGAGGAAGATGACGATTTCTTTATATTACCCGGAGCCTTAGGACATATAGTAGGCAAGATGGAGCGAGATTGGTTTATAGCTGTACTCGCTCCATTTAAACGGGGGAAATCATTTTTCCTACAAGAAATCGCTGTTAGAGCTATGTTTCAGAAAATGAAAGTGGTGTTCATATCTCTGGAAATGAAAAAGAAGAACCTCAAAGAACGTCTGTACAGAAGATTAACAGCTTTTGGATCAAAGTATCAGGAAGATACTTTTCTCTATCCTGCTTTTGATTGTGGGCATAATCAAGATGGTTCTTGTGATATGAGGGAAAGAACTAATCATATCTCTTTATTAAGAGATGGAGTAATGCCTGAATTCGATATTGATATGGAATACAGGGTATGTTCTTATTGCAGAGACCATCATGTTGAGGGTTATAAATTGAAGACATGGTTTGAACCTATACTTAGACCTAAATTTGATTTTAAACCTACAAAGAAAGCCATCAAAGCAATAGAAACAATGTATGGTGATAATCTTCGTTATATGTCATATCCGAGATTCACAGCAGGTTTATCTGATATACGGAGAGACTTATATTTGTTGGAACAAAAAGAAGAATTTATTCCAGATGTCATCATTGTTGATTATGCTGACATTCTTAAACCTGATACGAAAGGAGACAAGAGAAATCAGATAGATGATATTTGGAAAATGTTGGCTTCTTTAGCAGCCGAAAGACATTGCTTAGTTTTTACAGCAAGTCAAGGTACAAGAGGAGCTATCTATAAATCTGATGTTTCCCAAGATGACTTAGCTGAATGGATAGGAAAACTAGGTCATGTTGATATTTTTCTTGGTCTTAATCAAACAAAAGCAAACAAAAAATCGAAGTTGTTGAGGGTGAACGTCTTGGTTCATAGGCATAGAGAATCGGACGAAAGTTTACAGGCTATGCTTTTACAGCAGCTTGAAGTAGGTCAATTTTCTTTAGATTCTGAACTAATGAGAGGAGAATAAAATGAAAACCGTTAATCCAATGTCAGTAAAAGAAACAAAGGAAGATATCCAAACAGTTTTACGAGTGCTTGCAGGGGGAAATAATTGTGATGGTTCCCCATACGATCAAATGCAGATTGCGGCTGATTATATTGATAATTTGGAAGCAGTGGGGTCAAACATTGTACCGATAATAGACAAAATGAAACCACTTCTTCTCAAAATAGAATATGCTGATGCTAAAATTCTCTTGGAATGCATCGAAACTTTAAAGGTCATTGCAGCTTGCTTCTATATGTACAAATCTGTAGAGGTTTGAAGTAATGGCAACACTTCACATAAAAAGACCAGAAGAAAAAACTCATCAACGAGCTTGGGACTATATTACTAAAAAATATGGTACTCCTGACAATATGGTGTTTCTTTATTCATGCTGTTACCCAGGTCGTTGGTCTGCAAAGATAAAGAACAGATTGATAATTGTTACACCCGAGGAAATTAGAAAATTTGAACAAAAATTGGGAAAAATTTAAATTTCGTCCACGAAACGTAAGACCCAAAATTTAGAAGGAGGATAAAATGGGAAGCAGAGAAGATTTTTACAAAGAAGCAGAGGTTATCAAAAGAGTTGGTAAAGAAAGTTTATTAGAATACTTGGAAGTGTCTGATTTCTTTACTGCACCAGCATCAACAATGTTTCATGGTGCTTACGAGAAAGGATTGATACACCATAGTCTAGGAGTCTTTGACATAGCAAAGGAATTGAATGAGACACTTGATCTTGGTTTTAGTTTAGAAACGATTGCCATTTGTGCTTTGTTTCATGATGTCTGCAAAGCCAATTACTATGTAAAGGAAATCAGAAACAAAAAGATTAACGGCAAATGGCATGAATTAGAAGTATGGGGGGTAAAAGACCAACTACCAATGGGACACGGAGAAAAGTCTGTCTACTTAATTACAAAGTATATGAAATTGACGGATGAAGAAGCTCTTGCAATCAGATGGCATCTTGGACCTTCTGATCCAGGTGTTCATTTTAATTACCCTTCTGGTTTCTGCCAAAAACAAGCATTCAAAGAAAACAAATTAGTTGCTTTGATCCACATTGCCGATATGACAGAATCATATCTAATTGCATCATGGGGGGAACCATCATGAAAGTAAGTACCGCAAACATTTGTCTATCTTGTGATACCATCTTTGAAGGAACAGAATGTACAGAATGCTGTGATAGGTTTTTTAAACCCTTAAAATGTTGGATAGAACCTTTGTTTGTTTTTGAAGACATGAAGGAGGTGAGTCGTGCCTACAAAAAGAAAAACAAGAACCTTAACATTGTCAATTCTATTGCTCTTTCTCTTGGTGTTTCCACAATCACTAAACAGTGGGACATCACACCCAAAATCAGTAACAAAACAGCAGTTGGTAATGGTTATAAAAAAGAATCATCCAAATCCAAAACTAATCAAAGCGATAATCAAAGTAGAGAGCAATTGGAATTCAAAGATTGTGTCGAAAGAGGGTGCAGTTGGGCTTATGCAAGTTATGCCAAAATCTGCACTCTTTTACGGGAATATTCCCCGAAAGGATCTCTTTTGTCCAGTGAAGAATATCCAAATAGGATGCAAAATACTAAAACACCATCAAAGAAAATATAAATCTTTGAAAATGGCACTGTATAAATACAGTGGAGGGAGTAGAACTTATTACAGTAAAGTTATGAAGGAGATGTGATGGCCAAGTATAATGCTAAAATTGATGCTGATAAAATTACGAACTGCACTTGCCCCACATGTAGGAAAAAACACGATGTTCAAGGAGTTATTAAACCACCTTGGAAATACTGTAATAATTGTGACACTAACAGAAGATTTATAATGGCAGGAATGGATGAAGAATATGCAGTCCATTTGTACTACAGTCATAGAAAAATAAACTTTTAAAAGGAGGATGTAATGGGAAAACTTTTTGTTTGTAAATCATTCACTTTTGAGGCAGCTCACTTTTTACCTAATCATAGAGGAAATTGTGGGGCAATGCATGGACACAGTTACAAACTAGAGGTAGAAGTTTCTGGAGTGATTCAAAAAGTTGGCAGAGAAAAAGGGATGATCGTTGATTTCAGTCAATTAAAAACCTATATTCAAAATGAAATCCTTGATGAATGGGACCACAAACTTCTGAATAACATGCTTGAAAATCCCACAGCAGAAAATATGGTTTACTATATCGTAAACAAACTCAAACCAATGAACGGGTTAGGCACTAAGCTTGAAAGAGTCCGACTATGGGAAACTGCTACTTCTTACGCAGAATGGGTGGAAGAGAATGAAATCAGTATATAAATACACATTCCCGATTAATGACATAATTGAATTGTCATTGCCACCGAGATCACATATTATTCATGTTGATACACAAGATGATGGGTACAGCAAAACAATTGCTGTATGGGCATTAGTGAATGTACCTGTTGAAAAGTATCTGCAACAGTATAAAATACGAATCGCGGGCACTGGACATCCTATTGATAATGCCTCGGAGCAACTGAAGTATATCAATACGTTTACAATGCTCAATAAGAATCTTTGGTTTCACGCTTTTGAAATCTTATAAGGAAGTGGTAAAAATGAAAAAAATAAGACCTGAACTAAGAACAAAAGCTTTAAAGATGCACAAATCTCTTTTGTCGGCTGTAGATAAAGCAGGAGGAAGTGGTGCAAGTTTCTCTTGGGATAAATTAGAACATCTTTCGGTAGTTGATCTTATGGATCAACTTGGAACGAACGGTATTCGATTCATTTACAGAAAACCTAAAAGAAAGGAACTATAATGAGAGTCGTTGAAATATTCAAAAGCATCAACGGTGAGGTCTCAAGTCAGCATCAGGGGAGTCTTTGTTTGTTTATTCGACTTAGTGGGTGTAATCTCCGATGCAGTTATTGTGATACACCACAGGCACAAGATAAGGAATCCGGAAGAGTAATACCAAGACAGAAAATTCTTGACATGATACATGAAGCAGGTTGTAAGAACATTGTATTCACAGGCGGAGAACCATTACTTCAATGGAAAAAGAGTTTAGGTGCTCTTATATTGGAGTTGTCGGACCATCGTGTTTCTGTAGAAACAAATGGTTCAATGTTTATTCCTAGAGATGATTTTGTTTCTTTTGTTGTTGATTGGAAACTCACTTCATCTGGAATGAATGGAGATATGCACCGAAAAAACTTTCATAATCTGTCAAGGAGGGATTTCATCAAGTTTGTGATACATGATAGGGATGATTTTGAAGAAGCGGTAATGGCAACCAATAAAATCTTTGACGGAATGCTATCTTACTATAGACCAAAGATAGTTTTCTCTCCAATTAATAGAGAAATGTCAGCAGAGATTATTGAGTGGATGAAAGCTGATCCTTTCTTGTGTGAAATAGGTGCAATCTTCTCTTTGCAGATTCATAAAGTAATCGGGGTTCCATAAAAGAAAAAACTCAATACCGTCGCTAACTTGTAGGCATTATAAAATATTTTGTTAAAAAACTTAAAATTTTTTAATGAAGTGTGATATAATGAAATTAAACGGGAACATTAGTTCTCAAATAAAGCAATCTGAAGGAGGAAGTTATGAATTTAGACAAGATCCAGGTAGATGCGTTGAAGAAAATGGCTGTCACTCTCAACATGGCAACTTATACTGATGAAGAGGGAACAAAACCTTTTCTGACTGGTAAGAAGATCAAAACAGTTGCAGTGGCGAAAGAAGCATTGGCAAAAGCTTTTGATGAAGCTGTTAGAAGCATTCCCGATGAAGTGGTTAATGATCTTCCGAATGAAATCATTGATTTTTACAATGAGTTTTTCTCGGAAGCTACAGAAGAGGAAGTTGCAGCGGGAGAAGCTGCTGATCCTGCTGCTGAAACCAAAGAACCCGTTGAAGCTGCTACAAAGGAAAAGAAAGAGAAGCCTGTAAAGGAGAAGAAAGAGAAGCCTGTAAAGGAGAAGAAACCGAAGAAAGAGAAAGCTTCCAAAGAGCTGTCTTGTTTCGGACATAAGCTCGGTACCCAGGCTGCTGCTCTTGATGATCTTCTTGCTCCCGGTGAACCGATTTCTCTTGCTGACCTTGTTGCTAAGTCAGGCCGTTCAACTCTCGGTGTCAAGGGTCACATCAAACATCTCCAGGACTCCCGCGAACTGGTGATCGAAAACAAAGATGGCGTCTATCGGTTGATCAAATAATGAATGAAGCAATTGTAAAAGATTGCTTAACAAAAATGCTTACGGAAGGGTTGGGGTTAGATTTAAAAGACCCCAACCTTTCTGAAACTCCCGACAGAATAGCGCGGATGTACTGTCAGGAGTTTTTTTCCGGCATTTCAAACAGCAATCCCTTAAAACTTAAAGCGTTCCCTAATGATAAAGGGTTTGATGAAATTGTCATGCTTGACAATATTCCCTTTGTCTCTATGTGTAGTCATCATTTTTTACCCTTTCCAGGTCTAGCATGGTTTTTATACATTCCTGATAACAAACTTGTGGGAGCATCTAAACCATCAAGAGCTATTGAATTCTTTGCCAAACAACCTCAACTGCAAGAAAACTTATCATCTCAAGTCATTGATCACTTTATGGAAGAAATAAAACCCAAAGGAGCAATGCTTGTCATGAGAGCTGTTCACGGATGTATGTCCTGCAGGGGAGTCAAGACTGGTAATAATTCTGGAATGATCACATCTATAACAAGAGGCAATTTTAGAGACAATCTTTCAACGAGAATGGAAGCTATGTCTTTGATCCAATTATCTTTATCTTTCAAATAGAGGTGAATGATGGACATCATTAAAGCAGAACTTTTGTGGTCCCGAAAGTGCCCTCTCAAATGTTCTTACTGTGCTATGGCTGACGGTAGGGACAACACCCCTTCCATTGAAGAATGGAAAAAAGGAATAGACAACTTAAAGAAATTAGGTTGTTCTTTCATTGCTTTCTATGGAGCTGAACCATTAGTAGAATTTGATAAACTTCCTGAAGTCATTCAACATGCAGAAGTTAATGGTATTCACACAACTGTCATTACAAGCGGTGCCATTGATCATCTCGATAACAAGCTGCAAATACTTCATGAACATGGTCTCCGCTCTATTACCACGTCATATGACAGTTTTTCAAATGATCACAGCTCACAAATCAAGACGAATAATGCTCTTAAAATCATAGACTCATTTAGGAGGTTTTCTCCTATACGAGATTGTGCAGTAGTAATGACCCTTACTCGGGAAAACTTTCAGTATCTTCCAGAAGTGATTACAAAAATGTCTTCTCAAAATATCTGGACATTTTTTGACATCATTCATCCTAATAGAAATCAACCTGGTTCAAAAGTAAAGAATACGGATCTCAATCTTTTGTTTGGAAAAGGAGATGTAATAGACCTTGTAGAAGTATTAACTGATGTTTATGATATGAAAGAAAACGGTTATCTTTGCCATGCTAGCAAACCATTCATAGCATGGTTAAAGACTGATCTTTTCGGAAACAGTCTTTACTCTTGGAACTGTGCAGTAAGTTCTTTCTTTCCTTCTTGGGTCACAATTGATTGTGATGGAACTGCTAAAGCATGTGATGATTTTTTCACTAAAAATGGCAAAGAAATTAAAGTCTGGGATTTGTTTGATAATTGGAAAACTTTCCAAAATATTTGGAGAGATAACATTTACACAAAATGTCCCGGATGTCTTTGGAATACTCATTATGATGCCCACTTAATCAAAGCGGGGAAACTTCCTTTGTCGGAATACATTCACGGATTGGAGGAATAAGATGATACTTTTATTTTCAGGAGGATTAGATAGTTATATCGCTTACCATCTTCTTTCCAAACCTAAAACTCTTTATTTTGATTTAAGAACTCCTTACTCAATGAAAGAACTGGAAACAGTCCAACGATTAATTCCCAACACAATCATTGAGCGTTGCCTAGAATTAGGAAACAGACAGCAAGGAGACAATGCTTACATACCTTACAGAAATTTGCACCTTGCTTTACTTGCAAACAAATATGATGACACCATTGTCATTGCTGGTTTAAAAGATGACCGAGTAAATGATAAGAACGAAGAAGTATTTAGAAAATGGACTGCCCTTATGAGTGACATGATGGGCAGACCAATCAAAGTTGTTTCTCCTTTTTGGCAGCAGACAAAAGAACAAATAGTAAGATGGTTTCTCGACAACGGTGGAACAGAACGAGAATTAAAAAATACCATCTCTTGTTATTCAGAAGGGTATATAAAAGAATGTAATTGGTGCCCCGCTTGTTTTCGCAAGTGGTGTGCCCTTCGTGCCAACAATGTTGATGTTCCTGATTTTAAAAACAGAGACTTAATGCTCCAATATCTTAGCCATGCTAAAGAAGGAACATTCTATATCCCTGAGCGTAATGAAACAATCATCAGAGTAGTTACTGACTTTTTGAAGGAGAACAGATGAAACGGTACGGAATTGATTTAGATGGAACTTTAACAATTGATAATAACGGTTGGGATTATGCTAACAGAACACCTAATCCTGATATGATTAAAATAATCAATGGATTGTATGATGAAGGTCATCTCATTACCTTTTTTTCCTCTCGATTCAAAATAGACAGAGCAGTTACAACAAAGTGGTTGAAAAAATACGGTGTAAAGTATCATGAACTAATCTTAGGGAAACCTAAGTTTGATGTGTACGTGGATGATATTAATATTACACCTGAAAATTTTATGAATGATAACGAAAGATTTCTGGAGGATTATGGCTAAATTATTTTTAGATAGTGGTGCATTTTCCGCTTACCAAAATAAAACTTCCATAGACATAGAAAACTACATACAATTCATCAAAGAACATAAGGATGAAATCGAAGTCTATGCAAACCTTGATTCAATTGGTTCTGCTGAAGAAACTTGGAAGAATCAAAAGGCCATAGAAGCGGCAGGACTAAATCCTATTCCTGTTTATCACCTAGATGAACCTTCAAAATATCTTGATATGTGTATGGAATATCCTTATTTTGCTGTAGGTGGTTTAGCTTCTGCTAAAGGAAGATCATTAGCTCCTTTTTT